TAATAAATATGGAGTACATTGGGTATATTTAGAAGCTGATGATGACGACGTTGCAGTAGTGTATGGTACTGGCAATTATACACTAGCAGAAGCAGAAGATGCACAACCACCGTCTGCTGTGCCGTTAGTTGTTGAAGCGGGGGGCATTCTTGCTGGAAAAATTATTATTAAAAAGAGTGCTGTTGCGTTTACACAAGTTGAATCCGCATTTCAAACCAAGTTTGCTGGGTCTCTTGCAACGGATCATGCAGATTTAGTGAGCCTCGATTTTGCTTCTACGGGACACATAGGATTTCTGGCTGAAGATGGCTCAGTTGCTTTAGCAGGAGCTTGGGACATGGGTTCTCAGATTCTCACCAACGTCAATATTGATAGTGGTGTAATTACAGGGATAACAGACCTAGCAATTGCAGACGGCGGTACAGGAGAAGGATCAGCGCAAGCAGCAATAGATTCTCTTTCTGCTGTGTCTGGTGCAACTAATGAGCATGTATTGACGAAAGACACGGGCACTGGAAATGCAATTTTCAAGGTAGCCACGGGTGGAGATAATGATAAAGTAGGTATAGACTCCGGGGCTACCCCTGATTATATAGGTGCTGCATCTAGTGATGGTGTGCTGCGGACAGGGGCTGGTATTATTTATACTGATGGTGGTAATTTTGTTACATTGTCGTCCGATTTGGTTGGAGACAATACAGCCGGTAGAGTGATTAGATCGGTTCGTTTAACAATCCAGAATGGCACGAATGCAAATACTTTGAAATGCAGTCTGGTAGATACATGGAATGGTGATACTATTGGCGAAGTTGATAATATTGCCAAAGGAGCTACAACGAGTGGTTGGACTTTGAACGCAGGCGGGACAGTATTAACCATAGAAGCTGCTGGTTTGTCTGGAAACGTACTTGCTGTGCTTGGGAGTATCCAAATAAATGCCAGTGGGAATAATACGCTACAGGTGGATTTCAGAATAACAGCTAATGATATAGTATTATCAATGTATGATGGTACTAATGCACAAGATTTTACAATTCTTGTGGATACGGGATTGGTTGCATTTAATGTAATTTATATTACAGACGCATAAATGATACATCAATGGAACGACACATCTGGTGTTATTTGGAAGAATACAAGTGGAGTCCGTTGGGCAGGCATAACAGCGGGGATTGCTTTTGGTAGTTATGAATTCGTGGCTACTGCTGTTGCGAAAAACTTTCAACTTGCTTCAGCCGCAGCCGCCTATGAATTTGTGGCGACAGCTAATGCCTTAAACCTGGCCCTCGCATCGGCTCAAGGTTCCTATGAATTTGCGGCAACATCCGCAGGCAGAATATTCTGTTTCGCTTCTGCATCCGGGTCTTACGAATTTGTGGCCATTGTTTCAGCGGAAAATTACCAGTTTGCTTCGGCTCAAGGTTCATACGAATTCATAGCCTCTGCTTCCGCCCATAATTATCAATTAGCCTCTACCACAGGTGCTTATGAATTCGTGACAACTGCTATTGCTGGAATTGGAATCCAGTTGATGCCACCGGAACTTCACGCATCAATCGTTGACCCTTACGCAGGTGGTGCCTGGATGTGGTTGGTAAGGATACGCATCCCCGGCTATACTTCGTTGTACTATGCAAGGAACACTGAAAATATCACCTACGGGGGCAAGGTGTATATCAAGAACAATTTCAATGTCGGACTTGCTGCATTGGTTGGTGATGGCTCTGTGCCTAGGTCGGGGCTTGTGATTACCCAGGACGCGGCCCATACTCTTGAAGATATAATCAATGCCACAGAAGGGGCTGGAACAGGTACAGTCAAAGTCATCAGAGCGCACGAAGATTTCCTGGATAAGTTCATCGTTGAGTTGGAACAGGAAAACCAAATATTAACAGGAAGCAGTGACGCTGACAAGGTTACATTTCAATTAGGGATGCCTAATCCATTATTGAGAAAAATCCCCTTGCGAAGATATTCAAGTAAGGTTTGTCCTTATGCGTTGCCTAGTTTGTTCAAGGGTGCTGAATGTCAGTACACGGGCCTGGACCCCACTTGCACTGGTAAGTTTGAAGATTGTTTCACCAAAGGCAATACTGTGAATTGGGGTGGTGAGATCGGTCTTGACCCTGCGACCGCTAGATCATAATAGGAGTAATTATGTGGGCATTATTGTGGTTCCTATTTCTCTATGTTGTTGTACCTGTCGGTTTGGGTTATCTCGGGGGAATGCTTTTAGCACCTGATGAACCTAAATCAATAGAACCGGCAGAAGGTACGGCTCAGAGTACCTCGTGGAACCCCCGCACAACTCAAAGTGAAGGATTGGCACGACCACGGGCCTACGGAAAGAATCTCCATCACGGTAACATTGTATCCAAGTGGACGGACGTGGATGGCAATGATCGTGAAATCTTATACATGGTTGTCGAACATGGAGATGGTCCCACTATAGGAATAGGTTCAAATATCGTTTATCTGAACGACCAACCTGCGAGTAACTTTGGTGACGTGAACATACAAGAACGATTGGGTACGATGGACCAGACTGTGATGACCGGGTTTGAGAAAACCAAGTTGCAGTATAATATTGGAACTGAATTGGTTTACAATGAGGCTCAGACGTTCACTACCCCTAATGACTTTTTTGATGATATTGAATATATGGTGAGTTTCCCCAACGGGATATATAAGCGTCAAAAGGATGGCGACCGAAGATCAGCCCGTGTTGATTTACAAGTTCGGGTCCGGCCTGTGGGTGGAGCATGGAGTGATGAATCACCCCCTTCATTCGACCCTTACAACACCGTAGAGCCGCTCTACTTCAATTTTAAGTTGTCCGATTATATGACCATCACCAAAGGTGTCCAGTATGAAATTGAGTTTACAAAGACAACCGTAGGTGGTGATCGGTACACCACTACCATGTCCTTGAGAAGCGTTCGGGAAATAGTTAATGTAGCTTTTGCCAGACCAGGCAAAGCACTAATTGGAATTAAAGCTGTTGCCACCGCTCAGTTGAGTGGTAATATTGATGTTAAGGTTATTAGAGAAGATAGAATTGTTAATGTCTTCAACGGGGCAACATGGAGTCTGGAATATTCCAACAACAGGGCCTGGGTAGCGTGGGACATTCTCACACAACCATCCATCTCAGGTAACGGCGGTGGTACGCCTTACGCTATCGAGCGATATGATGGGATTGATCCGGCCTATATGGACGTGAATTTCTTTTATGCCTGGTCGTTGTTCGTTGAGGAAGAAATCTTAGACGGTTACGGGGGCACCGAAGCTCGTGCGGCTTGCAATATAATCGTTGACCAGTTCACAGATACATACTCGTTAGCCCAAAAAATTGCAACAGTGGGTCGGGCAAACATTTATTGGGCTGGGGACAAATTAACCGGGTGGATCGACACTGTCGTCACAACACCCATAGACCTGGTCACGATGGACTCGATAATATTCAAGTCTTGGAAGAACAATTGGGCCGTCGTTTCTGAATTAGTGGGGGTGGTTGAGATACTTTATCAAGATTCCCTACAGGGATATGAGAAAACCCCGGCAGAGTGGTCAAATGAAGATGCCGGGGGCTTCCGAAATATCTCCTCTTTGGAAGGAACGGGCATCAAGACTCGGGGGCCTGCGGTTCACTACGCCAAATATCTAATCACCCGTAATGAACTTATCAGAAACACAAATGAATTCAAAGTGGCCAAGGATGGATTTCGCTATTCTCTGGGCGACGTAATACGACTTCAATCTCGACCTGCTAATTGGGGCAAAGCATACCGCGTTATGTCTTCTACCGCCGACACCATCACGGTTGATCGTGATGTGACTGGCGACGTGACTGCCGGGGATGTCCTACATATCAGGAGTTATGATACTATTGCTGAACAGGTCATTACCGATACTTATGAAGTGGACTCCGTAGCAGGCAGTGTAATCACGGCGACCGTTGCTTGGGACGTAACACCTGTTAAAGGAAATCTGGTGGCTACAGGCTCGGCAGGAGATGTGAAGCTGCGAAGAATAATCAAGTTACAAGCCACTACAGACAACTTCTTCAAGGTCACTGTCGAAACATACGACGCGAATTTGTTTAACGCAGATGATATTGATCCTAGTAATCCCAATGTGAATTATATCTGGCCAGGTGCTATACCGGGCATAGGCGATCCAGTTACGCGTGCCGACTTAGACGATCTTGTGGCCCAAATACTTCCTCCGCAACCAGATATTAACGTCCCGTGGCCTAGCAACCTCACATGGGCGGGGAGTGGAGGAGATACAGTAACCTGGTCTAAGACCGATGCAGATGATGACATCACGTTCCGATATGCTGGCACCACAAATATAATTGCTGCAGATTCAACAACAGATACTTATATTTATTGGAATCCGTCAAGCCCAACAGTATTCTTAACTACCAATCTATTATCGACGGCTACATCGGCTGGTAACTGGTTGATGGCAATAAATGAAGCTGGTGTAGTATCAACCCCTAACCCCCATCAAGTGATGCACGCTGGACTCTTGCAGGCAGGGACAATCACCGCAGCGTTTGCACAAATAGCTGATGCCGCAATTGTGACCGCGAAGATAAAAGACTTGGCAGTGGAGACACTGAAGATAAAAGATAACGCGGTTAACATCCCGGTTGGTGCCTATACAGAGAGCAACATAAATATTGTTACTGATACAACTGTTCAGCAAATATCCATCACAACTGTTGGGGCATTTGTCTCTATTTGGTTTGGGGCAGTGGGCTACAATAATGGTGGGGCAACCAGTTACTCTGTGAAAATAGTGAGAGACACCACCACCATATATACTTCAGGGAGTGTCCCTTTCATTGCTGGGTCACCTTTTTCTTCTTTAATTACAGATTCCCCAGGATCAGGTGCTCATACCTATTATCTAAAATTCACGAGAAATGCTGGTGACGCTTATGTTCGGAATCGATCTATGGTAGTCATGGAGGTTATAAAATGAAATTGATTATACACGATGCCCAAGGCGCCATACTCAGGATTGTTACGTGCCCCGCGTCGATGGCTGATATTCAGGCTGGCACTGGAGAGTTTATATTAGAAGGTGATGCTGACGACTTAAAGCATAAAATTATTAGGGGTCAAATTGTCAATAAAACATCAGAAGAGATTGAGCGTAATAATCCTGCACCCGCAACCGTGCTTGATGAAGATAGACCGGCAAACATCACAAACAAACAGCTTCAAGGAATCCTTGATCGGCTAAATGAATTGGAGAAATAATGAGCAATGGATCAACACTTCGTGAGAGGATGGCCCGACTTGAAACCCTGGTAGAAGCACTCATCGAACATAATAAAGTCAAAGACCGTTGGATGCTGCGGATCGTCGGGAGCCTCGTCGTAGGAGTCATAATGTTGGCTTTGCCAGGCTGTATTCACCTATTTACCGGAACTGGGTAAACGGTTTATCGTCCCCGAGACCACCCTCAATAACAGGCCAAAAACGCATGGGGTCCCATATCAAGGAAAATTTTAGGTGTAAAATAATATTTATTTTTTGGTTACCCCCTATTTATGAGTCAGGAATGAAGGTTGGGAGTTGTGTTGGGAGACCATTCCATGTTATATAGAGGACACTGTGTAGTTTTCTTATAGATTTTTCAAAGTTAAGGTTAAAGGAGATTAAACAATGGGTAATTTATTTACGACAGGCCAAATTGCAGATGTGTTAAAGGAGCCACCTGACAGAATAATATATATCATTCGGCGAGACCGGATCAAGCCTGTTGACCGGATTGGTATATATCGGCTTTTCAGTGCTATACAGGTGACTGAAATCAGGAAAGCGATGTACAACATCAGAATCCACAGACCAAGATAAGGAGTCCTATAATGACATCCACACCGACACCATTACCTAAAAAGCCAGATAATTACACAGTGACTGAAATCCTCGTTGTCATAGTCGTCCTCTTCATCTTAGCGGCGATTATAATCCCTCAGTTTACCGAAGTATAAGGAGCCCTTATAATGGCAAATAATCACCGATCAGACAACCTGCCCGACACCAGAGGCATCTTATCAGGCCGTAGTAAACTCTCAGAAGAAGAGGTACTGGAGATTCGCCTCTTGTATGAGGTTGGGTCGTACACTCAACGTCAGCTTGCCCGTCTCTATGGTGTAACCCAAAAAATGATATGGGCCATTGTCAACAAAAGAGCATGGGCACACCTGTGGGACGATTATGTTGAACCTGCGTGGCATTCGAGAAAGAAGGGGGCTGTATGAGAAAACCACAACGACGACGCCCAAGGCGATCAAAGTGGGCCGCAAGCCGGGGCCACACAGAAGAGCGACCAGATACACCCTCCAAACGATCCTATCGGAGAGTATGATGATAACTAAAGCATCGAAACAAGAAATAGCCGCCTGGCAGAGGAAATACATCACCCATCCCAGCGTTCCGCACCCATTGGCAGTGGTTCTGGAAGTAGCCGGGGAACACAAGAAGCTCGGGGAATACGAGTATAAGGTCATTTGCCCGTGTCACACCGATACAAAACCCAGTCTGTGCCTCAAATACGATGTGAAGACCAAGAATGTCTTCGCCAACTGCTTTGTCTGCAAAGGTACTGGTATGAGCCAGATCGACCTCTGGAGCGGTTGTCTGAAGGCGTGGGGCCTAACCCTCGATGATCTCATAGAGGTATCCCCCAGGCACGAGGTCGCGGCGTATCCGTATTTTGACAAAGACGGGAATCTCCTTTATCACAAAGTCCGATATGAACCCAAAGACTTCCGGTATCGTCTACCAAATGGTCACCTGGGCCTCAACGGTCAGACCAAGACGCTGTATGCCCTACCAGGGCTCCTCACAGACCCGTTAACCACGGCATACATTGTCGAGGGTGAGAAAGACGTTGATACACTCACAGCCCGTGGCCGGGTAGCAACGACTGCTGGTGGGCTTAATGACTGGCGTTCCGAGTTCAACCAATACTTTACGAACCGTGATGTGGTGATTATCGCAGACAACCACCCGGATGGTCGTGCGTGTGCCGACAACACAGCGGCTGAGTTGTGGCCCGTAGCAGCCAGTGTGAAGGTCGTAACCCTTCTCGACAAGGATAAGGGCGATACTACCGATTTCTTCGATCAAGGCGGCACTGAGGAGCAGTTCGACCGGATCACAGCCGAGTCACCCACATTGACTGAGGCTCCGAAAGTGGTGAAGGTGAAACCAAGCAAAAATAAACAGGTTATTCTTGAGAGGATCAGCGACATGGAACACAAAGAAATACATTGGCTTTGGCCAAATAGGATACCATCTGGAACATATTCCCTGTTGGTTGGAAACCAGGATGTTGGTAAATCTGTGTTATCCTTGTCTATGGCTGCTGTAGTGTCTACTGGTGGGTCGTGGCCGGATGCTCCCGACGAAGTGGTTGAGCGGGGGTCTGTAATCATCATGTCAACCGAAGATGATGTCGCCCGGACTATAAAACCCAGGTTGCTCGCGGCAGGGGCGGATTGTAGCAAGGTTGTTTACATTAGTTCCTTCACGGAACAGGTAAAAGGTGAGACGGAAACACGGAACCTATTCAATTTAACGACAGACCTTGATGTATTGGTTGACGCCATAGACCAATTGGGTGATGTCCGTTTGGTTATTATTGACCCGGTCACAGCATTTGCTGGAGGTAAGAAAGAGAACTCGAACGCGGAAGTCCGGGCTTATTTGAACCCCCTGATAGCACTTGCAGAGGAGAAAAACCTAACCATCGTGGGGTTGAACCACCTGAACAAGGACGAAACCAAAGGTGCAACCCACCGCACCCTCGGTTCGGTCGCGTGGACATCTGCGGCACGAGCCGTGTGGCTGGTGGGGTTTGACCCTCAAAATAAGGATGACGACGAACGTAGACTGTTCTTACCGATCAAAAACAACCTCTCCAAGGTCCGAACTGGGTTGGCATTCACGCTGGTTAACACCCAAGTTTTGATAAATGGGAATCAACACGGACACCCCGCATGTAAATTTGAGTCGGGTGCGGTCGAAATGTCGGCGGATGATGCGTTGGACACAGAAGGTCGAAAAAGATCGGCAAAGAAAGTCGATGAGGCTGTCGAATGGCTGGAAGAATTTTTGGAGAATGGACCCCAGATGTCTGTAGATATTTTCGAGGCTGGGAAGCAGAATAGCCTGTCTAAATACGCCATAACACGCGCCAAAATAAAACTGAGCATAAAACCGATCCAATTCCGGGAATTAGGCAAAATCATCGGTTGGCAATGGGCATTATCAGCCTAAAAATCAACAATCACGACAATCACCCTATACATAGAATGAGAGTTTGTTGATTTCTTGACTTCTTGATTATTTAAGCCAAAAATCAAGAAGTCAAGAAATCAAGAAAGCTACTTTATATGTATGGGGTACACTGCGTGATTGTTGGTTATTGAGTCAAAAACAAGGGTTCACTCCAAAAACACGAAAAACACGAAATAGAGGGTAAGAGGGACAAAATGATCCAACATATTCGATATATCAGTAAACTCCAAGAGCAAATATACCGCGCCTGTCACCATGAACATAAGGGCATGAGTGTGGAAGAAGCCTCAGATGTTTATGCAATTCCTGAGCCAACGATAGAGCGGATATTAGCCGAGGTGGAAGACATCGCACCTCAATTGTTCCCGATTCTCTCGGCAAGCGACTGGGGCCTCTGGCAGGGATGGCTCAGGGGTGATACTGTCAAGGCCCTCACATTAAGGGGATCGTGCAGTGAGCGGACTGTTAGCCGTCGTATCGCGGACGTTAAGAAACAGTTGAACTATGCCAGAACACCCACAAGAGTTCGGTCCTTGAACAGCTTGGAACCATACGCCTGTGATCGGATTTTAGCGTTTAGAGAAGACGGAGAGTAAATCGAGGATAACCGATAATAGGGATTACAGTGGTTGTAGAGATTATGAACCTACCCCAAATAAAAATAAAAAAATAATAGTGCCTTTAATACCATAAAACACTGATTCATGTCCTAATTCTGGTTATATCTGTTACGAAGGTGTCGTATATCCCTAAGATAGGGAGGGCGACACCTTTTTTATTTGTGTCGGTTATAGTGGTTGTATGGAGAAATCAGGTAATACTGATTTTGCAGATGGACGGTGGAAAATTCAAACCTGGACCAGATACACGTAGAAACACCAAGGGCCGACCGGCTTGTGGAAGGTCTAAGGCCCTGGCTCTGGTTGACGTGATCTGTAAGAAGCCTAAGAACCTTATGACACTGAAAGAAGCCCTCCAAGTCCACTTCGATAAAGACCCTGTTACGTTTTTCCAGACTATCATCGTGCCTCTCACACCCAAGGAATCGTACAACGCTATGGCAGCTAAGTCTAGTGAATGGGCAACTAAGACTCCTATGGAGATTGCTAAAGATATGACAGCACGTACAATAGGAGAGCTTCCGGGTCCAAGCGAGCCAGAGCCTACAGGGGAGTTAGATGGTTAACGAAGTGGCTTGGCCCAGATTAAAATATCACAAGGATCAAACAGCCTACTGGTGTAGCAAGGCTCGGTTCAACTTTCTTCCTTGTGGTCGTCAATCTGGTAAGACGGAATTGGCTATAAGAAAGCTCGTTGCACACTTGCCTGTGATTAAGCCTTGGTCAGACCCTCGGTATTTCTTTGGGTCTCCCACGTATCGGCAGTGTAAGAAGGTGGTGTGGAGCCGGGTATTGAGCTTGATTCCACCTCACTGGATAGCATCAACGTCAGTAAGTGAGTTGTCGATTAAGACCACGTTCGGTTCCGAGCTTTTTCTGGTGGGTCTCGATGCCCCTCAACGTATTGAAGGGCTTATCCTGGATGGCGGTGTCATAGACGAGAATAGTGACATTAAGCCCGGGGTGTTCGATCTGAGTATCCTACCGACACTTGTGTGGCGGGATGGTTGGACAGACTTCATTGGTGTACCGAAACGCTTTGGGATAGGTGCCGTAGAGTACAGAGAGAAATGCGAGAAAGCTGCTTCTGGTGGTCTCCCGGATGCCGCCTTATTTCATTGGGCGAGTGAGGGTATTGTGCCTGCTGAGTTCCTTGAAATGTGCCGCGAGACAATGGATGCCCGAGACTTCGATGAGCAGTTCAACGCTTCGTGGTTGAGTGCCAGTGGTGGAATATTCCACGCGTTCGATAGAGAGTTCAATGTCCGGCCTTGTCAGTACCTCGACACCCAGCCCATAATTGTGGGGATGGACTTCAACGTCGATCCGATGGCGTGGGTGTTGTGTCACGATAAGGGCGGAGTGCTTGAATGCTTCGATGAGATATGGCTGCGAAATACGAATACATCAGCAGCACTCAATGTTCTGACTGGCCGGTATCCCAACCACAAAGGTGGGTGGCTGTTCTATGGGGATGCCAGTAGCCGGGCAAGAGAAACCAGTGCCTACTCTACTGATTTCATTCAAATAGCCGAAAACGATCTTATCAAAGCAATGGGGAGAACCCTTCATTTCGATACATCTAATCCACCTGTGGCGGATCGCTTTGCGGCAACAAACGCTCATATCTGCACTGGTGTTGGTGTACGACGATTATTTGTTTCTCCCTCTTGCCCGAACTTGATACGTGATCTTGAAACCAGGTCATACAAACCAGGCACAAGGGACACAGATGATACCGGCGATCAAGGGCATATCACCGACGCTTTGGGGTACATTATCCACAAGCGATGGCCTTTGCAATTGGTAATCCAAAATAGTCAAATAATCACTTTACATACAGGAGTATAATGATGTTGGAATTTCTAAGAAAGCAGGAACCCCCGCAGAGAAAAGACCTTCAACTGGAAACAGAGGCCGAAGTGATCGATGATCCGGCATCTGCTGTGGCAGACCGGGAAAACGAGGATGACAAACCGGAACTATGTAAGCACGTCGTTGATGACGTATGTCAAATGCACGGGCTTTCAGTGAACCCTGCAAATCCAGTAGCATGTAATTCTTCTTGTGCTAAATAAGGAGTTCATTGATGTTGACTTTAGAAGAGCACAAGGAGATCGCAGCAACATTACACACGGTAAGGGACAGTGTTTCGGAAGTCTACGACACATTGTGTGGTGGTTACGGCTGGAGAACGAGGCAGACCAATATGGCCATTAACATGTTCGAGCCGCTTGACCGTTTACGAGGTTTGTTGGAATGTGCTTTGCGTGATGAACACAGAGGGGACTTTGATGTTCGTATCTATTTTCCTGAGAGGGCACAAGATGGCCAAACAAACACATAAACGTAAACGAAAGATCGAACGCGAAGTTTCAGGAAAGCAAACTATTTCCTACAGCTTCGGTGACGGTCTTCTGGCTCGGCCAGCGTATGCTGCCTCTGGCACACTCGCCCAGTTGCGACTCGTCCGAAAGGACCCAACAGTTTCTAGTACGGTCTCGTGGGCTCGGAGATGTGTATAAGAGACAGGCTCGCCGCTTGTTGGTGAGTTCAATCCAGGCGGGGTCGTGGAACATCGAGGCTGACGAGGGCGTACCGGAGGAAATTGTTGAGTATATGGAGCATGTTCTTCCATTGCGGGATTGGCTTGTTTACAACAGTGTGGCGTTTGGACAAGTGGATTATGGTTGGCAGGGGTTTGAGAAGATATTCAAAGTGCGTGAAGACGGTAGGTTAGTTATTGACAAATTGAAACCGTTGCTTCACGACATAACAACCATTTTGGTTACACCGAAGGGTATGTTTGACGGCTATCGGCAGAGGCCGCTTTCCGGGGACAAGGTTGACGTGCCTGCTCGGAAGTGTCTGCATACAGCCTTTGAGGTAGAAGCAGGGAACTTATATGGGGTCCCTCTGCTTGAACACGTAAGAGCCACGATGGATTCATGGACAGAGTGCAACGACGGGGCGAAAAGATATGATACAAAACTGGCCGGGTCTCATTGGGTTGTTTACTATCCCCCTGGAACCAGCATCATAGACGATGTGAGTACGGATAATGGGGAAGTGGCCGCGTTGGTTCTGGCTGCTATGGAAAGTAGCGGCAGTGCCGCGATCCCCACAACTTCGGCAACTGTTCTACAAGAAATTCTCAATCAATCTATTGCCGATCTGTATGCCTGGAAAGTGGAGTTGATTTCGGAGCAGAAGGGCAAGCAGTCCAGTTTTAATGATCGGTTGAATTATCTCGACAAACAAAAGGTCCGAGGTTTGGGCCTGCCCGAGCGAGCTATTCTTGAGGGTAACTTCGGTACAAAAGCCGAATCTGAAATACAAGGCAATTGGGCCACTCTTAATCTGGAAGCTACTGATCGAAATATAGCTACAATGTTCAATGTGCAGGTAACTGACCAACTTGTTGAGTTGAACTTCGGGCCTAAAAATGTGGGTAAGGTGAGGGTAGTCGCCTTGCCGTTGGTTGATGTCCAAGTGACCTTCCTGCGAAAAGTTTATGAAACGTTGTCCGATCAAAATCTTGATGTTGAAGTTCTTCGCAATCGGCTTGATTTGCCTACAAAGGAAGGCGGAAACCTCACACCAAAACCAGAATCCAATAAATCAGCGGAGGAAAACGATGAAGAGTAAAGAAGCGAAGGGCTTTACAAAGCCCCCAATTAAACCCGATGCGTATTTAGAGGCTTTAGGTAATCTGACAGAAGCAAAGAAGGCAGTCACTAACGCAGTTGAACACGCAAGGAAGATGTCCCTTGCGGTAGTAAAAGCAAAGGAGGCCAAGAAAAGATAATGAAACCCCAGATGGTTTTAGAATTACAAACGTTTCCGGCCAGTCATGTTGGACTAAACAAATATAGAAAGGAGATTCTGAGGGTTGGTCACTATATCAAGGATTCTACTGGCCAGGAGTTTGATATTACTCGCAAAACCCTAGAGCATTTGATTGAGACTTTTGGCGTATGGGTGGGGAACGGTAACAAGGTCAGTGTACCTCTCGGACATGAGAGAGCCGGTTTGCCGGAAGCCAACAAAGGTTGGGTCGAGAGTTTGTTTCGAGAGGGGGACTCTTTGTTTGCTATTATGGAACTTAGTGATCCTGAGTTGGCTCTGACAACCGATGTATCTGTTTGCATTGTTTCAGAGTTTGTTGACGGCAAGGGGATCAAATATAAGAACGTATTGACTCATGTTGCCCTGACTACATCACCTGTGGTTGGTGGCTTGGATAATTTTATGAAACTATCGTTAAGCATTGGAGAAACAAGCATGGACTTTTTGAAGAAACTTGCCGAAAAGTTGGGACTGGCGAAGGATACCGAGCCGACAGAGGATGCTATTATAATGGCCCTCGAAGCCCACAAGAAAGTCGAGAAAGTAGTAACAAAGTCTGCGGAGGTCATTGATCCTCTGGTGAAGCTGGTCAGTGAGGGCCGGGCTTTGAAACTGGCTCAGTTGGTTAAGGCCGGGCTACTCACTCCCGCAGTCAAGGAAGTTATTGAGACTAAGTTTGTCAAGATCGATGTGGTGGCGTTGTCTCTGGCCAACAAAGTAGACGACGGCTTTGATATTCTATGTGAAATATTAGTCTCAAATCGTCCCGCAAAGCTGGGGGAAGTGACTGGTATTCAGTCTGTGGAGTTGGCAAACAAGGGCCTCGAAACTCCCAACGCTATGGAACTTTCCGTTGCAAAGGCCCGCAAGGAAGCTGGCTTGAAGGACTAACAAACGGACTAACGAAACAAAAACAAATAAGTATTTGGAGAAATAACTATGAGTACACAAACGAAAGAAACCGTCCTCGGTGACGTGGTGAAATGGGAGCAGCCTCACGAGTATTGCCGTTCCAACCTGGTCATCAGCCGTAATCTCACTGCTACAGTGGGTTTGGCAGTTGGTGAATGCCTTGAGCCTGACACAGCCGTTGCTCAGATTCATACTACCGCCAATGTCGCTGGTGCCCCCACCGCAGACGGTGGAACCTACAGGCTCGGCTACAAGGGCCAGTGGACTACGGCTCTGGCATGGAATGCTACCCTGGCAACGGCCAAGACAGCATTCGAGTTACTCAGCACGGTCACAGATACAGTGACCTTCAGTGCGGCCCCTGCCGTTACAGGCACGACTTGCACCTGGGCAACTGCTGGTCCCAAGGATGAGATCGAAGTTGATTCTCGTCTGTTGCTTGATGGTGTTGTTGTTATGACCATGACTACCGCAGTCAGCACTATCGGTTCGTTGGTCGCATCCAGGGTCATTATTGCCACCGGAAGTAACGCTACAAGCATTCTACTTGAGAAGGTAACGGTAGCCGAACTGAACGATGGTAATAACATCGAACGTGCCTGTCTGGTGCGTGGTGCGGCTATTGTTGACAGCGATCAGTTGGCTGTTCTGGCTGCACAAAAGGCTGCTGCTTTGACTGCGTTGATCGCATTGGGGATACAGTTCCGAACTGAGCCGACAATCTATCAGAGTGGCCCACCGACAGCATAACAAACGAAACAATTAACTATTTGAAAGGATAAAATATGTCAGTTTTAGATGTCTTCACAGGCAACGCATTCAATGTTACATCATTGACCGATGCCATAAATAAAATCCCCCATAAGCCGGGCAGGATTGGTCAATTGGGCCTGTTTTCAAACAAGGGCGTGACCAGTCGTTCGGTTATATTGGAGGAACGAGATGGGGTTATACAGTTGCTGGTATCCAAACCTTATGGTGCCCCGGCTGATGTCCAAAAACCCCAGGACCGTAGGGCTCGTAACTTCGTCGTTCCCCACTTCCCGTTGGACGATACTGTCCTTGCGGAGGAGGTTCAGGGTATCCGAGCTTTCGGTAGTCAGTCGGAGACCGAAGGTGTTGCTCAGGTCGTCACTCAAAAGATCGCTTCTATGCGACAATCTCACGAAGTGACTTTAGAGTGGCTTCGGATGGGTGCTATTAAGGGCGTAGTGTTCGATGGTGACACCACAACGGTTTTGCATAACCTCTTCAACGAATTTGGGGTTAGCAAACAGGCCGATCAGGATTGGGATATGCACACCGTTGGTACTGAGCAGGCTCCCAAGTGTACCACCGCGATTCGTTTGATCGAAGAGGCCCTCGGTGCTATGCCTTACGACCATATCCATTGTCTTATGGGCGATGACGTATGGGATAAGTTTATCGTCAATACCTCTGTCAAGACAGCCTACGAACGTTGGGCCGGTGGACTTGATGGACAGCCTGGGGGATTCCTTCGTAGTGATATGCGTCTGGGGTTCTTCTTCGGTGGTATCTATTTCGAGAACTATCGCGGTAAGGTCGGATCGACCAGTTTCGTTGCCGCTACAGAAGGCCGGGTTTTCCCGGTTGGGGCACCTGGTTTGTTCCAGACCATCAACGCTCCAGCAGATTACATTGAAACCGTGAATACGGTTGGTTTGCCGTTCTATGCAAAGCAAGAGCGGATGGCCTTCGATAGGGGTATCAACATCAACACCCAGTCGAACCCGTTAAACATCTGCACTCAGCCTAGAACCCTCATCAGGATTTACGGATCGGCTTAACCATGAGTGGTTACACTATTATTGTTGGTGACAGTGAAATAACGGCTACGTCCAGCACTCCGGGCGTAGCCGTTTATAACCTCACAGTGGATGTAGTCCGGGCCGCAAAGACTGTTACATCACGCGGCCAGACTGAGGTGTTGACAACCGTGGTTACTGCTATGCAGGGTGACATCGTATGGCTTAAAGGTAAAGAGGCCCTTAAATTCAACAAAGAGACACACATGTTGGATGGTGTTCTCCATTGCCGGGTGCCTGCGGGTGTTACTATTGTTGAGTCTGATCGGATCGTGTATAATGGTGACACCTATCAGATCGTTGATGTCGAGGATGTCCGAAATCTTGGGGTATTGTTAAAGATCACGATCAAGAAAGATAGTTGATGGTAAAGATCACAAACAACTCAGACGCCTTACAGAAAGCCGTGATAGAGCGTGCCGAGAGTATCTTGACCTCAGCAGTAATCCTGGTGAAGAGTTCGGCCCGTCTGCTGGTGCCTGTAGATACTGGTGATTTGCTAAACTCCATCGACACCAAGCAGGGGGGCCTAACTGCAAAAGTAGGTTCGGATATTCACTACGCCGCGTATGTGGAAGCTGGGACACCTAAAATGGCTGCACAGCCTTACCTCCGCCCCGCGTTGATGGAAAACATTGGTAATATCAAACGGCTTATCAGGAAACTCTTATGAACGTGTTATTTGATGCCATATTCACAAGGTGGACTGCTACAATGGCGGGTAGAACTCTGTATAACACCGAGGGCGATGATGAAGCCGTGTTTCCTTACGCCACCGTGTCGATTGTTGGGGGTGTAGCAGATTGGACGTTCACTGAAGACTTTGAGGATGTGTTGATACAGTTCAACCTGTTCTCTGAGACTCCGGCCTGTACAGAAGTGGGTGCCGCCTTTACGGCATTGAAGGTAGCGTTTGATAAACACGATCTGACTATTGTGGGATACGAGACCGTGAGTTTTGAACGAGGTAATGCCAACCTCATTCGTGTAGACAAAAAGTGGCAGTATATTGTTACGTACATGATTAACATTCAGAAAGATTAAGGAGTTTTTATTATGGCAGTTCCAAAAGCAGGTTATTTAGCCGCCGCATACTACGGGGCAATCAAGATTTCCGGGATAGGAACCTGGACATTTAGCGGGGAGACCCGCAATATGGGGGACATTGACGAGTTCCTTGACCCTATTGTCAAACAGGTTCCATTGCAGATTGTTGGGGGTGATGTCAATGTTACCGGCCATTACAAGTTGGACACAGACGCCGGGCAGAAGGCTCTCAAGACTGCCTTCGATGCAGCTACAGAGATCACTGATTTGAAGCTGTACACTGATTTTGCCAACAGCATTTATATGACTCCGAAAGCCGGGAGTCATGTCATAGTGACAAATGTAAACAACGTCGGCGTTGATAAAGCTGGTGTTGGCACCTATACTGCTACATTCCATGTCAATGGGGAACTGGAGCAGATCGGTAGTACTACGGCTGTCGCTGTTGCCACTCTTGGAGAAGTTGATATTGCTGCAACTACTGTCACAATGTGGGGAGAATTGCTCCATCGTGGCGGGGAAGCCGGTGCTCTCGACTGTTACTTCGAGTATGGCGAGACTGAGAGTTTCGGTACTGACAGTAAGGTTGACGAAACAGTCTTCACTACGCCGAATGTGGGCACGTATGATGTGGAAGAGACTCTCTTGACCACAGCAACGCTCTATTACTACCGTGCAGTCTGTGAACTCCCCGACACCAGTAAAGTTTATGGTGTTACGAAGAGTTTCACGACTCTGTAACCATGAGACAATGACAACCCCTGCCGGAAAATGGTTCGGTAGGGGTATAACATTCAAGGAGATTCGACATGATTAGTTTTGAAAACAAAAATGAAGGCACCTGGTTTTATGCTGTCAAGGATGATAAGGAGTCTGGTGGTATCTGTTTACGAGTCTTGTCTATTGAACAGTACCTCAGTATTGAGAAGATAACGACCAAGGTCAAAAAGAAGGTCAAAAAGGGCGTGGCTTATGATGAGATCACGACTGATGAAACTCTTGCCAGTAAGCTGCGTTGGCGTGATTGTATTGTTGACTGGAATAATCTTCAACTCAATGGCGTGGAGGTTCCCTGTGACAACGCCAATAAGGTTGAAATGTGTAAGAGTATGGAGTTCCTGAGTTGGGTAGCTGATTGCCTGGAAGAACTCACTGAAAAGACCTCTGCTCTGGATGAGGCTCGACTGGGAAACTCAAAAGGTTTATCAAATGGAAGTGTGGAACCGACAAAGTAAATTGTGAAACCTGTATCTCGTGTCAACCTATTGGGGTAGACCCTCCTTGCAAGGAATGTCATGTCGAACTTGACACAGAGAATTATACAACATGGAGGTTGTACTCTCTGTGCCGGGGACAGGTGTTGCGGACCGGAATGGACGGCACAATTGTCGGCCTGGACTGTAAAGCTGTGATCGAGATATTGAAGTTGTATGGAGAGTATAATACAAAGATGTTTGAAGAGATTTTGTTCTGTTGGTCTATTGAACAGGGAGATGAGTAATGGCCCTTAATTTTATGACGGCAGAGGTCACGATCAAGATGACCTTGGTTGAGAAGGATCGAATACGGGTTGAAAAACTTGCTCTAAAATCTGTCAAAAAGATCGAGGTCGCTGAGAAACAAGCCTATGCCCACAGGGACCGCAACAGGAAGATTTTCGATATGGCTCATGGGCGAGCCATCGAAGACAACAAGAACCGGGCAATCAAGGCTGCGAAGGCTTCAGCTAAGGCGACAATGCTTGCCCATAAGCGGATGGTCGCTGCAATCAAACGCAACTACAAGAGTATGACCCGTATTGTTACAGGGGCTTTCAAGGTGATGAGCCGGGCCGCACATAGTGCATTCAGGACTGTCACCCGTGTTGCAAAATTAGCTGCTGCTGCCATTGTCGCAGTCGGTGTCGCGTCTATCAAGATGGCTATGGATGCTGAAGAAAGCGAAAACCTATTTGAGGTCTCAATGGGTAATATGGCTGCTGCAACCCGAGCGTGGTCTGATGATATGTCAGACGCTTTGGGTTTGAACGCATTTGAAGTTAGGAAGACCGTGGGTACTTTCAATGTCATGTTCACTTCAATGGGTCTTAATGCCAAAGGTGCCCGTGACATGGCTCAAGGGCTGACTACGCTGACGCAGGATATGGCGTCGTTCTTCAACCTTAAACCTGCGGAGGCTTTCCAGAAATTACAGGCCGGTATCACCGGGGAATCAGAGCCTTTGAAGCGGTTGGGTATTCTGGTCAACGAAACGACCACTAAAATGTTTGCCCTGAAAAACGGTATCGGTGATGCCACGGGCAAGCTAACGGAGCAGGAGAAAGTTCTGGCCCGGTATGGTCTAATTATGCAGCAAACCACAATGGCCCAGGGTGATATGGCCCGGACGCTCGATTCCACTACTAACGTGTTCAGGTCACTGTGGAGTCGTATTCAGGAAGTCGCTATCGGTATTGGTAACAAACTACTCCCAGCTGTGACTAAAGTTGCTATTAAGATGCGGGATTGGTTGAAAGATAATCAGGAGGAAATAGAGGAGTGGTCTAAAACCATAATTGACAAGATTGAATTTGTTATCGAGAAGATGGGTGACTTGTGGGCAGTGTTTCGGGATGAAGGGTTCAGGGAGGGGTTTGGTGTCATAAAGAAGGAACTGTTGTTGCTCGTCACACCCCTTATTGATACATTTATGATCTTGGGTATACAGGCTGCTAAATCCTTCTGGGATGGTTTTATTAATCGGATTGATTTCTTCGGTAAGAATCGTGTAAACATAAAGGCTAAGTATAAGGCGTTGGGTGGGGAAGGACAAATTCTTGGTGGCGGCATGGTAGCCCCAGTATGGGTGCCAAAAGATGAAGTTCTTTGGGAAAAAGCAGCCCTACAAGTTACCAGCGAAAGAGTCAGAGAGCTAACTAAAGAAGCCAGCGTACTAGAACTAATAACTATGGCGTGGAAGGGTATAGGAACCGCTATGGCAAAAGCTATTCCTAACGACACGAGTTTGTTTCTAAGAAAACCCGATCCTGTTCATGCTTTTATTGGTGGACCTACTGTAAGTCCTAGACAGGGGCAAGAGAATCAACGTCTTGCAGATCAACTTGTTAAACAAAAAAGTATGATGGATACTCATCTTGAAAATATGCAACGTTCAATAATGGCTGGTGAAGGAGATACACTTGCAGCTATGGAGTTTAGGCATGTTGAAGAAGCAAAATTTGCCGAAGAGTCGTTAGAATTAGCAAAGAAACTTGTGATAGACCAAAAGGCTCTTGCAAAGAACCATATCAATTTTGTGAGACAACAAAATTGGTTGACACTTGAAGAAAAGATTTCCGCTATTGATAATGAGATGGCCCGAAAACGAGAGGCGTGGAGTGAAGAATCTGATGCTATGGAAGCCCTGAATGATGAACGTCAGAGTTATATGGATTTAAGAATCTCTGGTTGGGAAGCTCTGCGTAGAACGGTCAGTACCTATTTCAACGATGCAATGAACTGGGGTAAAAACCTTGGAGATGTCTTGACCAGTTCGTTTGACCGGGCTGCTGATTCATTCGCTGATATGCTCATGCAGCAAAAGGTTGATTGGAAAGCCTTCGGTGCGATGTTCATCAAAGAGCTTCTGTCAATGATAATGAAACTGTACATTGCGGTCGCCTTGAAATCTATTCTCGGTGGGGTAGGTGGGAGTGCATCACAAGCCGGGAACGTCGGTATTTCTGGTTCTTCCTTCGCTAATCCGCAAGCAGTGTTCGGTGCCCCAGCACTCTCTACAGGCTTCGCATCGGGTGGGCACGTATTGGAAACAGGCATTGCCAAGGTACACAAGGGGGAAAACATCCTCCCGGAAGGTAGTGGTGGCACAACAGTGAACGTAATTAACAATGCCCAAGTCTCCGTGGATGTTGAAGAAAATCCAGATGAAAGAACTGTCAACGTAGTCATCAATGCTTTAACGGGTGATGGACCACTTAGAAGAGCAGTGAATTCAGTGAGAGGTTAACATGGCCACTTTCCCGACACTTACACGTAAGGGTAGTAAATCCGGTTGGTTGCAGACTCCCAACAAAAATGCGGTCAAGGTGGCAAGTGCGGCGTCTGGTCTGCCAGTGGTCAACAAACTGTTTACATTTGACGGACCAACCTGGAAGTATGTTTTGAAATTAGTAACCTCCACAGATAAAGACACCCTAGAGACATTTTATGGGAACAATAAGGACGTGCCTTTTGACTGGCTTAATCCACAGGACAGCAACACGTATGAAGTTATCTTTGCTTCTCCGCCCCGATACACCTGCGGAGGTTCTGACGGTACAAATTTCTATTGGAACATCACGTTAGTGATTACACAATATAGTCCTCTTTAAGGAATGAATCATGGCTTCAAATTTAGCATTGTATGCAGAGAACAAAACTCTTGAACTGTTGGTTGGTAAAACTGCCTTCGCCACACCTACCACTTATATTGGCTTGTTCACCGTAATACCCGATGAAGATGGTGCAGGTGGGACAGAGGCTTCTCTCGGCAACTATGCACGCATTATAACTGCTGGGGCTGATTGGGAAGCTGCTGCTGCTGGAGCGATCCAGAATGGAAACGACCTTACCTTTGCCGAGGCAACGGGTGCCGCATGGGGCCTGATCGTAGGTATTGGTATTTGGGATGCTATTAGTGGTGGCAATATGATCTTCTGGATGCCCCTGGATAGCAACAAACAGGTCGATGTCGGTGATACGTTTAGACTTGAAGCCGGTGAGATAGACATAACTGCTGCATAAGAACGGAGAATAATATGGCTAAGAACTTCTATGGAGCTTTAGGTTTAACGGGTGGTGTTGACGGCGATCTTGATTTTATAGATGGGGCCGGACTTGCTGATGGTGACGGTGCTTTTGTTGTTACATCAGGAAAGAGTTATACTTACACTCTCAATGATTCTTCTGGTGCTTCTGAGTCCATACCCGACGTAATTTCACCTGACACCAATCCAGGCACTAAGCGTTGGATTCTTGTGCCGCCTGAAACAGTGTTGGCTAGAGTAGCTGGCTCTACTTATTCCACAGTGCAGCACCTTCAGGATATATTTCATTCAGCAGGATGGGTATCGGGTGGTGCAGTCACAGACGATGGTGATGGTACTATTACAGTTGCTTTAGGCACTGGCCTTATCAGGGCAACTGACACTGCCGTGGCTGAAATATTGTTTATGGACTGGGCTGCCGAGTCGGGCACCAACGTTGCTGTTGCTGATAACGACATTAGCTATGTTTATGTGGAATACTTCGCTGGTAGTCCGAGAGCGATTGCAACAATAACAGAACGCACCGATTTCAATACGAATGTGCTGCTTGCAGTCGTGAGCCGAGAAGGCACTGATATACATATCAATCAGACAGATCAACACACTGTTGGCGACCACGCCAATTCCATGATCCGAAGATTGAAGGGAACCATGCCTTATGGCCATGTTTCTGGTGGAATTCTTAGTGAGACTGGTACTAGGAATATTGACCTTACTGCCGGATCGTTCTGGCGAGGACTAACACCATTTGCTACGTCCGCCGTGAATACAAGCGGTGCCCCGACGTTTGATTATTATTACAACAATGGTAGCTGGCAGAAGGTGGCTGCTCAGTCCACCATTCATCAGACTAATTGGAATGACTTCGGAACCGGATTGGACACGCTATCAAATAATAAATATGGCGTTCATTGGGTTTATCTTCAAGCCGATGATGAACGTGTTTCAGTTGTTTATGGGATAGGTGACTACACATTATCTCAAGCCGAGAACGCACAACCACCTTCAGCATTACCACAACATCTTCAAATGGTGGGAATACTTGCAGGCAAGATCATCATCAAAGAAAGTGCCGTTGCTTTTACTCAAGTAGAGTCTGCATTCCAAACAAAGTTTGTAGGTGCTGTTGCCACCGAACATAATAATACATCAGGACTACAGGGTGGAACCACAGATGAATATTATCATCTTACAGAGGCCGAACATACGGGGGTTGGTGGTGGTGACGAGAAAGTCGGAATAGATGCAGCAGCAGCACCCGGCTATCTTGGTGTTGCTTCCGGTGACGGGGTACTGCGAACCGGAGCAGGAATGACCTATACAGATGGTGGAGATTTTGTCACCTTAAAACCGGATTTGGTTGGGGACAACACGGCTGGTAGAGTGATTAGATCGGTTCGCTTAACTATTCAGAATGGCACGAATGCAAATACTTTGAAATGCAGTCTGGTAGATACATGGAATGG